GGGCGTGGCCCTGTAGTGCCGTCTCCCTCAATGTCTCCGTCATCTTGCCACTAGCGTGGGCCGATGGTGCCTGCCCCTTCAACACATTCTTCGGGTCTCCACCCATCTCTTGGATCTGTTGTTTGTGTACTGACCGTTCTTCGAGGAATTGATTCGGTAGCGGTATCCCTGGGCTAATGACAGGTTTTGCCCCTGCTGCGGCCCTGGCATCATAACTCATGACCAACACGTGGTCGCCACGTTCACTCTTCCGCTGCAACGATATTTCCCCAGGGACAATAACAAGAGGCCGACCCAAAGTACGTCGATTATTTTCGAAGGAACGATCAATTTCATTAATGGAGTTCTGCGGACTGATGAGGTCGTCAACGCCGGAATCCGACCAGAACCTGCCAGGGACGTAATTGAAGTGGAAATCGGTCAACGAGTAATACCAGCGCCCTTTCTCGGCCTTGATGGGCATCCGATCGACGTTAACAAGCAATTGCCCCCCGCAAACGACAACATAACGCCCATCTGGATAATTGGCATACGGCTTAAACTCCACTTCCCGAAACACCACCATCTCTTCCATTTCCAAGTCCCACGTGTTGCTCTCCATACCGTAACCCTTCCACGGGGAAACTTGGGTAACGAGCTTCAAAAGCCGCTTTTGGTAATCGAGACTCGACGTTGAATCAGCTTTCACAATCTTCACGCCAAATGTGTCCTCAACCCACTCCTTGCTCACCAAGGATTGAACAGCAACCCACCGTTTGTCCCGCAACTTGTCACCCAACGTATCGAGCCGCACGGCAAAGGGGACAACGTTATAGGCCACGACATCACCTGTCTTGGTAACTTTCCCACCCTTTCCCATGAACCACTCACCGAGATCCTTGTCAATCAGCGTGCGCATAAAGGCCGTTCCCGCACACGCCACCCAGATAGCCACCTTCTCCTTCTCATCCTCGATCTCGGAGTCGTTGAGGGTATCCATCCATGACAGCAAATCCTTACCAATGGCGGCGGCGTCTTTGTCGGCACGTTCCTCGCTGTTGGGAACAACCCTCGGCACCAACTTCTGATTCAGGTACATAGCCTTAACCGACCTGACATATTCCCGTATCTCATTGCTGACAGGTTGGCTTATCATTTCCGGCGATAACCGCTTGCGGAACGACTTGGTACTCTTGATCCAATCAAAATGTTGCTCGCCGCAGTAGTACAAAATATTTCGCCACCAAACCGTTTCCAATATTGTACGGCTAATATCCTGTTGATCATCAAACATAGCTTCGATGATCGTCACTAGCTGCTTCTCTTTGGGATCAGTGCGGAATATATCAAGTATTGACATTAAACTCTCCTAAACCGGAATCCCTTGCTCCTCTTGGTGTGCCAATATTTCATTCTTTAGTTCATCGATCGACACCACTTTAGTAACCGGTGCCGCCTTCTGTTTCCGAATCTCAATATCGGCATACTCATCATAATTGCGAGACATCACCCTATCCAATAATCCATCGATGACTTTGGAATAGTACCGTCTCTGTACGTCAATGAAGTACAGCTATACGAACACCACAACCATTAGCACCAACATCACTGCCCATTCAATACCCATCATCCACCTCACCATCCAAATGATTCCATTAATTGTTCATTGGCTACTTGTTGTTCAGCTACAATAGCCTCCCTCAACTCTTGCAACTCTTGTTGTGCCAATATCTGCAAGTTATCCATCGGGCGAGGATCAACATCTTCCCGTTTCTCCTTACCGAAATTCCCCACGGGTAACATTGGACGGGCCATAAAGATATGGCAAGCCTCATCATAGACGTGGTCCTCGCCATCCGTATTGATATCCTCGATGTTGTGTTCGTCGGTAACAAGATTTGGTATGGTGCGAATAAACTGGCGGCAAGTATTGTAGATCTGCACCATAGGGGGTGATCCGTCCTGGGGTGTATTAAGCCGGTAGTGGAATTGCCGTAGTTTAAGATCCCTATCCGGATCTCCGGGTATTAACGTTAACCCATACCTGGCAAATACATCGGCAGTTGCCGGTCCTTGACCACCGCCGAACGGGTTCGGTCTCTTGGCAAAGCAATCACGTCCCGCATAACGGTATTTGATACGCCGAGGATCAAGATGTAAACGCTCCTCCTCTTGTACCATAACCGCCGCTACTATATCATCACTCTGCCCTTTACCGGTATCCGGTTGTCCGTTCCAGCCATATTTTTCATGAAACCGATACAGGCGTCCGTCGTTATCCGCCCACCACCATCCCATTGAATACGGCTTTCCAAACCCCCAGTCGTAAGTGACAAATATAGGGGCACTGCTTGGTATTGGTAGAGGCTCAATGACGTGGAGTTGTTCATTCCACTCGGTAAACGCTTGTCCAACGAATGTGTTCCAGTCTCCGTAACGGTACGCCTTTCTAAGGTTCAAAGGCAACGTGTTGAGAGTGTTCCAGTAACTAGTGTCAAGGTGAGGGTTGTCATCGGCTAGTGACTTAATAAAGCCGAATGATGTGCGATAATCGTAGGAGTTGTGCGGCGGGTAGAACTCCGGTGGATATATTTTGTCGATGAAATACGCCTTGACCCATCCGTGTCCTACACCGCCAGGGTTGGTCCCGGCGATAAACTTGCAATCTAAGTCGTGCAAACCGGGCCAACGGAGACGGTTGCGGAGGTCATTGAACATCGTCAACGTATCCTTGGTCAACTCGTCAACTGCGGCAAAGGCAAATTCCGTTGACATGTATTTCGACGGGTCGTCCAAGTTCCGCAACTTGAGTACCCCTCCGCCGTAACGACTATTCAATATAAAACACCGCCCGAAGTCCTTATGATCGGTATACATCCTCCCCAACCACGCAGGGAACTCCCTGGACATCTTGCTTATTTGGCGATCCTTGAGCGATGGATAATCCTCACACCCCAAGAAACCCTCGGCGTGCTTTATCCCAAAGACGCTATAGATCTTCATCAACAGGCGCACAGAGGCCCACCGCAGCCAGTAACTCTTGCCACCCCCCATTGCACCGCCGTACAACAGAAATTTAGTCGTGTGTTGATCAAGCGCCCACACAGCCTCTAATTGCCGCTCGGTGAACTTGGCAATGTCGGTGTCGAAGTCCATATCGGAATAGGTCTGGGGCATATTGTTGTCCAACACTCAGTGCAAATCACTGGCACTGATTTCTATAACCCTAATACCGTCCTCGGTAACTTGCTTATTGCTATTGACGTTGATTGTTCTCTGGTCGTAATTGGTAATACTGATCCTTGGTGCCTCCTCTTTATCCCTGAACCCATCGTCGAACATCCCCAGTGACCTCCCGTGTAACTCGCTGGCTTTGATAGCGGCACTGAACTGCCCCTCTTCCACTGCCAATATCCTCGCCTCTTCAAGATCGGCAAGTACCTTTGGGGTATCAATAACGGTAGTGGACGCTGTTCTACGGGCATTGATGAGCCGTATCTTACGCTCGGCCATCTTTAATTGGTATGCTGCTAGTTCCGCACCGGAGAGCGGCACAACGGCGGGGGTCCGGGATTTCCTCCCGCCGCTTGCCATTTGAGGAGTGGTGGTGGGACTCGGATTCGACATAATTGTCGATTATTACGATACTGTAATATATGTCAAGCAAAAAGTTTTTGGCCGGGCAATGCTCGGCGGGTAACAATCAACAATCATCAATCAATGATCAATGAGTAATGATCAATGATCAATGGGCCAACCGCCCGATAGTTCAGTGCAAAATGCCAGAAAACAATAGCAAAAGTCTGAAAATGATGAAAGTCTGGTGGTGGTAGGGTCCCATTGCGTGGCAGTCCGCCCCCCTTGGGGGGTGCAAGTGCATTTGGCGTCCTGGCAGCCGGTCATTCATCAATCAATGATCAATGCCCGCTGGTTGCAATCCATTGCCGATTCACGGGGGCGCTGGGCGCTGATCGGGGGTGGGGCGGGGTACTGGGCCTTGCCGGGGAATTAGGCCCTGGATAGGGCCATGAGTGCCTACTTATGATCGCCTACGGCCCTCGGCCCTGGATATTGAGACCTGTTTCCCGGTCCTGGATACCCAGTTTTGCCCGTCAAAGTGTTACTTTTCGTGACATTCCCACCTGTCAATAGGGCCATTGCCAGTCTATCATCCATTTTCACCGTCCAGTGACCAATAAACGGCCAGTTTTGACAATTTTTTGTTACAATTTTTGTAAATTGTCACCGATTGATAGGAATGTAATGTTACTTTTCGTAACATTTACCCCTAAAGTGTAGACTTTTGGCTACAGTTTTTGCCAACAGGTGCAACACTTTTATTGCACACAACATTTAATAATTATCATCAACAATGGTTATGTTGCTATAACTATCGTTCGGTAATCATTGATTAATACTCAATAATCATTGATTGATAATTGTTAATCGGCTAATGGCAACAATAAATCATTAAATAGGCAGTAAATTAGCGATCTGGACTATCAACACTTGGTATGGAGATTGCTTTATAAATTTGTCCCATCCGGGAGAAACGGAAAAATAAAAAAGGAGAAAAAACATGAAAAAGGATAAAGGGATTGACTATGGTATGGGTATGGCAAACATAAACCATGCTACGGGTATCCGTTACGGGGTAATCCATCAGCATGAGGTATTACAAGCTTGGGCTGATAGTTCGGAAGCGGATTATGGCATACCGGATAAGGATTACTGTTGCGGGTATTGCAGAAACGATTTCCAGTTGCCGGATGGAACAGAATGTGGAGATATGGTCACTTGCCCGCATTGTGATGAGGAATCGGAGATTGAAGCGGACATGACAGACCCTATTTGTTTCTATGTTGATGATGGAGAGTATAGCGCTTCATCTGATAGTTATGGGGATATCTTCATTACCCGGTCACTATATTATACTTTCTGCGCTTTCTGCTCCCCTTGTGCTCCGGGAGCAGGATACCTTATGTCTATCCGGGACAAGGAAACAGGTATCAAGGCCTATTGTTTCGGCCATGAATGGTTCGACGATGGCAAGGCGCCTTATACCGTTTATAGTGTTAAGACCGGGGAAATTGTAAAGCCCAACTAATCAATAGTGCTGTCCTATCGGCAAGACGGGGAGAGAGGAAAAACAATGTTAGTCACAAGAAATCCGTTCGCTAGGGAAGAGCTACACCGGGAAAGGGTTAAGGTAAATCAATCTTTAATTACCTGCGCATGGTGCGGTAATGTCAGAGGCGATAAGGAAAGGCCGTGGCTATATCGTTTCTGGGTTGAAAGAGACGACCGATGGGGAAGTAAGGATGAAATCAAGGGTCTTTTCTGCTCCAAAGAATGTCTAAGAAGTTATTATGATTAATTCTTGTCCTTATCCCCGGATAACTCCGGGGAATAGGAGAAGGATTAAAAATCAAAGAGAAGGGAGAAAGTAAGATGAAATATCAAAAGGTCCTGATAGACCAAAAGACGAAAGAGACGGTTTGCCCGTATTGTGGAAAGAAGAACGATCATCTGCGAGGAAATTATAACCATTGTGATCACCTTTTTAAACTCACTAAAGACGGTGTGGCCTTTTACACCGAGAAGCGGCTTGACGTTTAATCCCTGCCCTTTGCCCTGGATTTATTCCAGGGCCTAGGAGAAGGATTAAAATAAATCCCCGGTGATCCGGGAGAAAGGATTGAACAGCATGGAACGATATAAAGATTTTCAACCTACAGGTTGCGATCCGAAAGGTTTGGGACTCCCTAACAAGCAAGACTGGTTTGTTGTTCCGGTCATCCAGACGAGGGACTCTGGAGTCCTAGCAGAAGCAAACTTTAAATCTGCCCTTGATATGCTAGGCGGGGAACAGGCTGATTTAGTGGAAGTTCACCGGTTCGGCCATTGGGGGCCAGGGTGGTTTGAAATTATCATCATCCATCCAAGTTTGGAAGCGAAAGGGAAGGAAATAGAAGAGTCCCTCGAAGCATACCCAATTCTTGATGATGATTTATTCTCCCAGATGGAATACGACGCCGTATATGAGTGTTGGGATAACATGTCGCTCCGGGAGAAAATTGATTTACATAAGGAATTAGGTGAGAACTTCCTGCTGGCCCGGCATGAGGACATTAGGTCCGATAGAGTCTATGAAAAAATTAGATCATGGGTTGAATTTTAGATTCCCGAATAGCGGGAGAAAGGAAACGATAATGAAAATACACAAGCGGGACTCTATGCTATTCAACAATGCAGGTATGGCTTTTCCAACCTGTCATTCTAATGCTAAGTTACTGGATACTGATAAAAGCGCATGGAGAACGACCGGGGACAATACCAAGGTAACGTGTAAGAAGTGCCTGTACGCCATCAATAAAAAGGATTGACCGTCAAGCAATAAACAAACTATTTATTAATTCCCGAATAGTGGGAGAAAGGAAATTGCAATGATTACTATATCGATAACCGAAACGGGCCGTAGTTATGGGAAAAACGAAAAGTTTAAGATTTTTAATGAGTACGAAAAGAAAGGGTTTGAGTCAATCGAACAGGCCCTTTCTTGGTTAAAGGGGAATTATGAAAAATCCTCCTGGAAAAACAAAAGACCATGTTTCGTCGATACGGATTCCGGTACTAAGCAAGTCGGATTCGTTATCGGGTTTCGCAATGCTGATTTAAGCCATTATCCGGTTAATAAGTGGATTCAGCAGGACTGGGTTTCGTTTAACGAGGAGAAAGGGATTTTTCTTAACGAAAGAAAGGAACGGCAACAATGACAAAAGTTAAAAAGGTAACTTGATAAGATAAAGTCAATAGAAAGAAAGGGTGGAACTATGAAAAGACTTGATATCTGTACAAGGTGCAATCACGTTATTATCCATGCGGAGGATGTAACCCACATTGACCAGACCGGGCCGTATTGCTATGATTGCAGTATGGTTATGGTCAAGTGTCATAATTGCGGGGCCTTGTATGAAGCAACGTATAAGGATAATGATGATGATGATAATTATTGTGATAGATGTTTTAATGAAATATTTACTTGGTGCGATGATTGTGGAAATAGTTGCCTCAGAGAAGAGCTATTCACGGTTGATGATCGCGGGGTATGCCCTGCATGTTTTGACTCCTATAAATACTGCAAAAAATGCGAAAATCTTTATCTCCCGGAAGATATAACAGACGGGTACTGCTATAACTGTTACCCTGACGGTTAAGATCGGATTACGGCTATGACCAATTTAGCCCACAAAGGCTGAACCAAACCGGAAAGGGTAAATGTATGATAACGGAAATCTTTCTAAGAAAAAACGGGGTATGGAGAAAGTTCACTAATTGTAGCAATGATGAACTTAGCAAAAGAAACATCACTATCGGGGAACAAGTTAATATTGGAAAAGGGGTGCATATTGACGACGGGGTAACCATTAAAGATCGGGTATATATTGGGGACAAAGTTTATATCGGGAAAGGGGTTATAGTTGAGGAAAAAGCCGATATTGGGAGCAGGGTTAAGATAAAGAGTTCAGCTTATATTGGTTATAAATCCGTTATCAGGAACGGTGCCACTATTGGATTAAGTGTTTATGTAGGGGACAAAACCTATATTGGGTATAACACTAAAATCGATTATGGCATTACCATCGGAAACGGATCATATATCGGACCGGACGTTATCATCGGAAAAAATATTAATTCTATATCCTCTAAATACAATTGCAACGCCTTCATAGACGAAAAAACCAATACTAAATTCATTAGGATCGGCGATGAAATTTGCACCGAGGAAGAATGGACGGAAGAAATCCAAGAAGAACTAATAATCCAATATGACAGAAAATGGTGGTACGACGAGGGAAAAGAAGTATTTAACTTTTTAAAAAAGCTGTAAAAGTAAAAGAAAGGACAAGTAATGGAA